AATCGGCGGGACATAGGTCGCCCCGTCGGCCACCGCGTCGACCCCATCGCCCGGGCGGATGTCGGTGCACAGGTAGGGTTCGGTGAACAACTGGCGCACCGTGCCGTTGACGTTGCAGCCGCCGAGTTCGACGACGAGGCCGGGCGGCCGATCGGCGGCCACGGACGCCACGAAGGCCAACGCCGCGGCGTGCATCTCAGGCGAGCCGCAGCTTTTGCCAGCGTTCCCACCAGGCCTTGGAATGCTTGCCCCGCTGACTGGCCATGAAGGTGTGCAGCGCCCGCTTCGCGACCTGCACGTCGGTGTCCGGATACGCGGGAAAGCTCACGATCGAGACTTCGTGCACGCGCATGTCGGAGACTTCGCGGATGACCTCGCCGTCTTCCATGCGCCAGTCATCGGTCAGCGTCCGAAACGCGAAGGACATCCCGGAGACGTCGCCACGATCGATCGATTCGAGGATGTCGCGGGCGTTCGTCGTGTTCGGCGGGTGAATCTCTACCGCCAGTCCGTGGCCGTCCGCGCGCAGCCGCAAGGTGCCGGCCCGCGTGCGCCCGAGAATGCGGCCGGGGTCATGGTCGACCAGCGCCCGCACGTCCAGGGCTTCCGACAGCGTGCGGTCGATGGCCTCGCGGCGAATGATCTCCTTGAAGCCGCCCAGGTCGAGCGACTTCCGATCAAACACGATCGCGTAGCCGGTCAGCTTCCGGTCGCCGGACGGGTCGATACGAATCTCGCCGGAGAAGCGCCGTTCGATCTCACCGTTGATGACGGACATGGTCGATCTCCCGTTGCAGAATGACGTCCGCCACCGCGTCGGCGCGGTCGAGCTCCCATCGGCGCAAGGTCGTCTCGAACGTCTGCGCGTAGTCCTCGCCGTCGCTCTCGAGCACGAGCCGCACTTGTCGGATCGACTCCGCGATGTGCGCCGCGACGAACGCCGCCGTGACCGCCGCCGGATCCTCGGTCGAGGCCTGCCAGGCGAGATGCGTGCGGACCGCCGGCAGGAGCGCCGCCTGGCAGATGTCCGCATGGATCGGATAGAACGTCTCAATCCACTGGCGGAGCTTCTCCGGGGTCGCCTGCGCGCGGCGGGCTTTTTCCGTTTCCCGGCGGATCATGCGGCCCATCGCGTCGACGATCAGCGCCCGATGCGCGGCAATCATGCCGGCGTCGCGGTCCGCCCCCGCCTGCCGCGCCGTTTCCGCCGCCGTGTCCGCTGCCGCGTGGGCCTCGGTCTCCGCCGCGAGTTGGGTCCGTAACTCGTCTGCGAGCTGCGTCACCTGGGCCGCCTGCGCCGCGGCAGCTGTTTCCGACGCGCGCAGCTGCTCGAGTTCGGCCGCCGTCGCGGTCCCCGTCGCTTCGGCCGCGAGCCTGGCTTCGCGCTCCTGTTCCGCCACCGCCCGCGCTTCGACCGCCGTGGCCTCGGCCGCCTCGGCTCGCGCGTTGGCCTTCGTCGCCGCGTCGTCTGTGGGTTCCGCCGCCGGCGCCGGCTCCGCGACGACTGGCTTCGGATCCGGGGCGACTTGCTTGTCGATGATCTCGTTGATGCGATCGGCCGGCGTCATGTTCATCGGCACGAGGTAGATTTTGCCGGTGCCGTTCGGGAGCGGGTTCATGTTTTCCCGTTCGCGGACGTCGTCGGCCGAGAGCCAGCCCCAGTTGCGCCCGACCGCATACGCGCTGTAGCGGCTCGGTAAGTCGCCCCGCAGCACCCCATCGATCAGGTGCTCGGCAAACTGGATCCGCCGCTCTGGCGCCGCGATTAGCTTGCGGTTGATTTCCTGCTCCCAGCGCACGAGCCACGGCCGCAGCGTGTCCGTGTAGTACTCGATCCCCTGGTGCTCGATGTTGTTGTTCGTCGAGCGGAGGAGATGCTGGATCTTGTGCGGCGGCATCCGGAACCAGCGACACATTTCCTCGACCTGATGGAGTCGGGTTTCGAGAAATTGCGCATCGTTGGGCGGGATCCCCGTGCGGGTGTAGGTCGCGTCGTTGTAGAGCGCGAGGAACTTGTGGGCCTTCTCCACGCCCTGATGCTTGGCCGACAACACTTCGGTCAGATTTTTCTCGGACGGTTCCGGCGGGCGCGGGCCTTTGTATGAGATCACCCCGCCGAAGGTCGCGCCATTACCGAAAAACGTCCCGCCGAACCGTTCCGCCGCGAGGCCCAACCCGATCGACTCGCGCGCCATCCCGACAACGGAATAGCCGGTCATCCCATTGAAGCCCAGCCCCGGAATGTGGAGGACGTCCTCGGCCGGCAGGAAGTCCGGCTCACTCTTGGGGTTCGTCACCTTATAGACGAGGTCGCCGCCAGGATTGCGGAGCACCGCGACGCGATCCGGCGTGATCGGCCAGAGCGCGAGCGGGCGGCGTTGCTGGTCGCGTTCGATTTCCGCATACCCGCCGCCCCAGGTCAGCGCGTGCGCCTGCATCGTCTGCCGCAGCGTGAAGCTCGTCATCTCCGGGTTCGGTTCATCGTGGAGCAGTCGGTACAGGCGCGAGTCGGTGTACCGCTCTTTCCCGCCCCCGGTCCGCTTGTAATGAATCAGCGGCAGGGACGCGACGTCGGTCGAGATGGCATTGACGCACGCCCAGAACGCCGAGTAGGTCAGCGCCGTCTGCTCGCTCACGCTCAGGCCGGTCGTCGTCGACGGCGCATCACCCCACAGACTCGACGTGATCGACGCGAGCGTGTACGGTCCCTTCCAGTAGGAACGGATCGACTCGAGCATCCGCCCCGGCCAGGACCGCGGCGTGGCATCGACGACGCGATACTGCTGCAGGGTACTCATAGCCACTCCGCCATCACCCCATCGTCCGGCGGGACGACGAGCATCCCGGCCGCGACCGCATCCGTACGTGCTTCCCAACTGAGTACCGCGGCCATCGCAAAGTCGATCTTGTGCGGCGAGTCGGGCCGATCTTTCTGAATCAGCCAGAGCGGTTTGCCTTGCTCATCGCGTTCCGGCAGATCCCGACGCCGCGCGTTGCCCAGGTGCCGGATGGTGTCTGCGTCGCCGTCGTGCGAGAGCTGGCCTTCTTTGATCGCGGTGTCGAAGCCCTCGAGCGCGGCGGTCATCGGCCGCCGGCGGTTCGTCCACCATTCGGCCACGCGCTCCTCGCCGAACAGGCCGCGCCACACCGCGATCCATGACTGCCAGTACGGCGGATCCGCGTAGAGCCGCCAGACGGTGTACTCGCTGAACAGGAACCGCATCACCGCGTCAACCTCGTCGGCCGGGACTTGCCACTCGCGTTCCGGGGGCCAGAGCGCCGGACGTTCCCAGCCGCCGGCTTTCCACTGGTACCCGGTCGCCACCTCGGTCGCGATGATGCCGGTCGAATCGTGAAACATCCCGCCATCGAACCCGATCGTGATCACGGCGCCGCGGGGCACGACGGCGGTCCGTGCCAGCGCCTTCCACCGTTCGACATCGAACGCCTGCGTCGCGCTCTTGACTAATCTGTTACACCAAACTCTCTCCCAAAACGTGCGATCGGTGGTCGGATCGTTCCACAGGGTGACGATGGCGTCGATGTCGCTCCAGCTCGCCGCCGAGCCGGACGCCTCGAGCACCGCCGCCCGCGCCCCCTCGCGCGTCGTCAGGTCGTGATCGTCGGACGCCTGGCGGTGGAAAAAGAACAAGGACGCATCCGTCACCCGCCCATCCCGGACGGCCTCGGCGTACTCCATCGTCCCCTCGGCCACCGAGCCGGCGCCCGGTTCCGGCGCGGTGGTGATCTCCAGCATCCAGGGATCCGCGATCTTCCGTTTCGCGAGGTTCGCCGACATCGTCTGGTGGGCTTGCTTGAGCCGGGCGGATGTCCACCAGTGCGTCTCATCCATCACGGCAAAGGTGGTCCGCGCCCCGTCGCGCGCATTCGGCGCCGCCGAGAGGGACACGGCTTTCCCGTCGCCCTTCTTCCGCAGAATGCGCCCCAGCCCGATGTCGAAATCATGCTTGAGCGGGCCTTCCTCGAGGATGATCCGAAGAGCGCCGTACGCGAGCTCGTCGGATTGCTCTTCCGTGTACGCCACCATCGGGATGTAGGGGTCGTTTACCGGCCCGCCGATCGGCTCGCCGCGTTTCGTCCACCCGACACAGCGCACCGGGGCCTCGTGGTGGAGCTCGCACGCCGCGAGCCAGGCCGAGAGTTCCGTCTTCGCCAGCCCCTTCCGCAGCGACAGGCCTGCCCGTTTGAACCGCCGGCGGCCCGCCTGGGGGTGCCCTTGGGGAAACACCTCATAGAGCCGATACACCAGCCCGGTTTTCTCTTCATCGAGGACGGCCGGCAACCCGCGCAAGTCCCCCGGCCCGAACACCAGATTCTCCTGAATGAAGGCGCACAGCCCCGGCCCCAGCGTCGGAAATAACACCCGATCTTGAGGCACCGTCAGGATCATTTCACCGCCATCAGGAGCCGTCTCGGGTCCGTGCCGGTCCGTTTCGGCGTCGTTGGGACAGTTCGGTGAGGTTCATCCTCCGCGCGTCGAATCTCCCACTGCAACCGGCTCCGATCGAGCGGTGAGAGCCCGAAAAGCGCCGACTGCAGCCGGATCTCTTTGAGCCCCTCCGCGTCGGGTTCTTTGTAGAAGGCATCCCACAGCAACGCGAGCCGGCCCAACGCGTCCGCATCGGTCTCGAGCCACTGCGACGCCATCGGCGAGCGCCACGCATGGTCCCAGGCCACCAGCGTCAACGGATGCCACGTCCGCGCGTCCGGATTCGGGATCGTCGGCACCCGCGGCGACGCCGGCGCGGTGATCGGCCCGCTCCCGATCTTCCGGTTCGTGCGCTGTCGAAGGTGTGCCGGCTTCGGTGCCGGGCCTTT